AGACAACCTGCTGGTGCTGCTGATAAGGACTGGAGTTGTGTGGCTTCTGATTCTGATGGCAGTAACTTAATGGCTGGGATTTATCCTGGAAGACTTTGGACGTCTGCTGATTCTGGTGCAACTTGGGTAGAACAACAGCCCGCTGGGGACGTAGACATTTACTGGAAGGGGCTGGCTTCTGATTCTGACGGCAGTCATTTAATAGCTGGGTCACATGCAGGGGGCCTCTATGTTTCCGTAGACTCTGGAGCAACATGGGCGTCACAAACTCCTGATGGAGTTTCAGATGGATCTTGGAGGGCAGCTGATACAGGCTCTACTGGAAGTTCTATGATAGTTGGTGACTATAATGGAAGACTTTATGTTGCAGTTGTGTACCTTGCTCCTACCGACATTGTGACGTACAAGAGAGTGGTGGCTTTTGGTAATAACAGATTTTACTACGAGAATATTTAGAAAGTGATAAATAATGGCTGAAGGAGACCTGATTGAACTTACAGATGCTGCTGGTGATATAGACACTTCAGATCAGCTGGTGGCTTTTGATGCTTTCCAGAAACTCTGCGTAGTGAATGGGGCAAACTTAAAGATAGCTGATTTCCAAAATGATCTTCTTGATCTTGGTGCAGGTAACGAATTTACAACACCTCCATTAAAGGGGGATCTTTTAACACAGGCTACCAGTGGGGCTACAATGCTGGTTGACTTTATAGATTCCACTAAAAGATACATATATGGTAGAAGATTAGAAGCAACTGCTTTTACTACTACTGCTACTATTTCTTCAGACAATGCTGGTGGTCAGACAATGGACCCAGCCACACGTACCCCAGCTGCTGTTACAAATAGGACAGCAGGCCCTTTGTGGTATGATTGGACCAAACACCCCAGCAAGACTACAGCCATGCCTGATAAGGCTTACATTGGCTGCTTATACAGGGGCAGAGCAGTTCTTAGTGGCAATCCGGCATATCCTTGGCAGTGGTATATGTCAAGACAGGCAGATATATTTGATTGGGATTACACATCTGGTGATGCACAATCTGCTGTAGCTGGGCAGAACTCAGCAGCTGGCAAGGTTGGGGATGAAGTAAAGGCATTGATTCCTTTCCACGATGATTATCTGATATTTGCTGGGGCATCAAGTTTCTATTATATGAGGGGTGATCCAGCAAATCAGGGCACTATTTCTTCTTTATATGATGGTGGTGGTATTTTTGGACCCCAAGCGTACTGCTTTGATCGTACAGGTAACCTGTGGGTATTTAGTTCTGCTGGACTTTTGAAGTTTCCCAGGACAGGTGATGGTGTAGCAAGTCCTACCAGTGTATCAGAAAATACTTGGCCTGACTTCTATGATGAAACGGGGGCGGATCCATCTACACATAGAGTTGTTATGGGTTATGATAGTCGTAGAAATGGTGTAGAAATAGCAGTTACTTTGTTGGCTACAGGACTATCAACTTCTTACTGGTATGATTTAAATACAAATGGATTTTTCCCAGAAAGCTATCCTTTAGCATGTGGGGCACTTTCTATGTATAGACATGACTCCAATGACAACGATTACTCCGACTTACTCATAGGCTGTAAAGATGGCTACATAAGGCATTATGTGGATACTGCGAAAAATGATGACGTTGGTTCAACAGATCAACTGATAAGTAGCTATGTTGCAATGCCTGTACAGCAGTTAGGATCTGATGAAGATATGAAGGGTAAGGTAAACTCACTTACGTTTGTACTCTCAGGTGGTGCAACAGCTGGAAGCTTCTCCGATTCGGATGGAGTTGATTATGAGTTACATGTAGGTAAGGACCCAGAGACTGTATCTGAGGACATCAGAGATGGAGCAACTGCATTGTTTAGTGGAACTCTTACAGGACCTGGCAGAAGACAGAGGGTGAGAGATAAAGTAGCAGGTGGCTATTTAGGGGTGAAGCTGTCTAATTCAACTGTGGATGAAACTTGGTCAATTGAGTTTATAGGCTTTAATGTAAAGCCAGCAGGAAGGATAAAGTAAATGGCAATGAACAGTTCTTGGTCAAGGACTCCCTGGGGTGGATATACCAGGGTAGTAAGTCAACCCAAACAGACTACAGCTATGGCCAATTTGCAGGCATCTCAGGATAAAGCAAATGCAGCAAATCAGGAAAGATTGAGTCAAGCAACTGCTGAGTATGATAAGATTATTGCACAGTATCAACCAGGTGGTGATTATGGTGCAGGTGTTGAGGCACAGATAGAGAGAGGTGCTGAGAAGTCTGTTGCTCAGGGTGCCCAGAATCTGGTAAGCTCTGGTACTTTTAATACCACACAGACAGCAGGGTTGCGGAAGAAGTATGAGGAAGAGGTTGGAACACCAGCAAGACTAAGTCTTGAACAGATTAGGCAGGATAAATTAGCTGAGGCTTATCAAGGTAAGGCTGGTCTTATAGAGCGTGTCAGCGATACGGGACCGGACCCTATGTCAATTGCTAATCTTGCAATGCAAGCAAGTAGGGGTTCAACATCTGGCAGAACAGCAACCAACTACAACACAAAAATGAAGAGTCCGTCTTGGCTTACCAATGCCTTGAATAAGAGTATGTTTAGCTAATAGAGTAGGTGAAATTATGTATATAGATGCTATTTTAAAGAACTTACAGGACGCACAGAATGCAGCAAACAAAGCCAATGATGATAGATATAAAGAGGCTTTAGGTATATACGATAAGATTGTTGCACAGTTCTCAGAGGCTGGTGACTTCATGCAGGGTGTTGAAGCACAGATTGGAATAGCCTCAAAGAAATCAGTAGCTCAGGGCACACAAGCTCTGGTGTCTTCTGGACTGTCAAACACCACAACCAGGGCAGGATTGGCTAAGAAGTTCGAGGAAGAGGTTGGAACACCTGCGAGACTTAAAGCTAATGATACCAGAATAGAGAATTTATCCCAGGCCAGAACAGCAAAGGCAGGGCTTATTGAAAGAGCAAGTGATACAGGACCAGATCCTATGTCAATAGCAAATCTTGCAGCACAGGCAAATAAAGGTTAATCAATTTGGGCAGTTCTAATATAATCCCAGTACCTTATGGTAAGAGTTTTGAATCTATACATGATTCCTTTCGTAAACTGAACAGAGTCTTGGGCTTAGATTCCTCACCCACTTTTGCTGGGCTGTCGTTGACTGGGGACTTGGGGATTACAGGTGGCTTGACAGTATCAGGAACTGTAACATTAAATGATCTCTCTGCTTCCAGGCTTGTAGCCACTAATGGATCTGACGAGTTAGTATCCTCAGATTTGATAGGTTGGGTTGCTGGCACAGCTAACCAGATTAGTGTAGCTGATGATGCCGATGGCTCAATCACACTCTCCACTCCTCAAGATATTCACACAGGGGCTACCCCTACATTTGCTGGTCTTATATGCCCTTCTGTTGTAGGGGGGGCACTCACTACTGAGGACCTGACCTTACAGGATAATGCAGTAGACGGAAATACAGTAACTGTCACTCAGATGATAGCAGCTTATTCTCATAGTCAGCTGGTTGCTGGTAATCCTCATAGCGTAACACCAACAGAACTTGGGTTAGTAACAGGGACAAATGTACAGGCATGGGATGCACAGTTGGATGACATTGCAGCTTTGGCTGTTACTGATGGAAATATAATTGTAGGCAATGGAGCAAACTGGGTTGCTGAAAGTGGAACAACCGCGAGAACATCATTAGGATTAGGTACTGGGGATAGCCCACAGTTCACAGGTATAGAATTGGGTCATGCAGATGATACCACAATTACAAGAGTAAGTGCCGGAGTTATAGCTGTAGAAGGTGTTACAGTTATGATGGTTGGTGGCTCACCCACAGCACATGTCCATGATGGTGATACATTAGAACATAACGGTGTGAACAGTGATGGAGGGGCATTTGCTTTTAATACAACTGGTGCTGTGACATTCAGTGAAGCTATAACTATGAGTGCTGGCAAGGACCTTACGATTGCTGGCCACATACTGTTTAATACAAATAACTCTTATATAGGGTTTACCAACCCCAGGATTACTTTCAATGATGGGGACAATACCCTGGATATTACAGGT